GCGCTCAAGCGCAGGCAGCTGGAGCTTACGGTGGATCTAGGCAGGCTGTTACAGAGGCAGAATACGGCAGAAACATTGCGCAGCAGTTAGCGCAGTCATCTGCTGGATTAAGATCTCAAGGATTCCAAAACGCGCAACAAATGGCCTTGGCGGATATTCAAAACAAACTTGGTGCAGATCAGTTTAACGTTCAATCAGGATTGCAAGGCGCACAACAACAACTTGGCGCTGGAGCGCAACTTGCCAATATTTCTAATCTTGGTTTTGGTATGGGGCAACAAGTACAACAAAATCTTGCGGCTCAGGGAGCACAACAGCAAGCATTGCAACAGGCATTGTACGACGCGGCACAACAACAATTTGCTGGATACACTGGCGCTCCGATGGCAGGAGTTAATCTTGCATCTGGCGCAATCAGCGCATCACCAGTGCCGCAAACTCAAACGACTACCAAACAGCCCGGTCTTTTTGATTACTTGACTGCTGGACTTTCTGCTTACGGATCTATGGGAGGAGGCGGCGGTTAATGTACAACCCATATCAGTTTTTACAGGCAGGGCTATTAGGATTTGAAGATCCGTATGCAAACAGGCAACAGCCGCAAGGATTGCTTGGTCAGCCAACAAATCCAATGGGAACTCCTGTTGATGTTCCAATGAGGTCGCCACAAATGGTTGAGGCTGTTACTCCAATTGCAATGGAGCCGTATGGCATGACGCTTGATGAAAGCGCACGAGCTGGATTCGACAAAATGATTGGCAACATGAAGTCTGGCGATCCAGAGTATGTCGGTCAATTTGAGCCAAAAGATAATTATATTAATACGCCAAACTTTAGATCTAATGAAATGCCAAGCACTTATCAAACTCCATCAATGAATATGAATCCTCAGTCTGCAATGGGCGAAGAAGATGAGCGCAGAAACTTTAAACGAAGAATGCTAGGGATATCAAGATAATGGCTAGACGACTTACTGAAAGCGAAAAAGAAGAAGTAATAGATTATATGCGCAACATGAGAGCGCCAGAAGGCGATAGTTACGTTGACGCTGGCGATCGAATGCTTATGGATCAATCCATATATAGAACTTTGCCTTCAATAGAAGAGAATTTTGAAAGATTGCCTATTGAGTTTCAAGATAGAGTAATTCGTGGAGGTATGGAAAGAAGGGCTAGAGCTGAACAACAATTCATGGGCGCATCTGGAGGACAACTTGTAAGTCCAAATATTAGATCTGGCGGATTGTTATCTCCAAATATGCCAAGCATTGATTTTGGTATTGATGAATACGCGCGTTCGCAATCCGAAGCAGCGCAACGAGACATGGGAGTTGAGCCAACTGTTCCTATTAGCTCTAATCAAGTAACAACAATGCCGCCACCATTTCTTCAGAATAAAAGTAATGAAGGAATTTTTGGTGAAATATTAGGCGCTATGAGCGGAGTTGCTGGCAAAATTGCTGAAAAAAGAGGATTTACTGAGCCAAAAACTTCGCCACAGTCAGCTAATCAAATGATTCCTACTCAAGTTGGGGCAACGCCAATTAATGCAAGTAACACATTGCCTAATGCGCCTACAAGCATTAACAATTTTCCTCAAAGACAAAATGTAGGTACTGTAGGCCCGTTTGATTCTAACAATCGAAATATAATGGAAGTATATGATCCAAACATGGATTATACAAAATATCTTCCAAAAACTGATGTAAGTCCAATGCCATCAGGAGTCAGAGTAGATCCTAGTTTAACGCCGCCAGTCTCAAGCAGTGGGCCTGCAACATTTGATCCTAATCAAACTGCAACAATTGTTCCTAATCAAACTGCAACAATTGTTCCTGATCAAACTGCAACAACTGCTTCGATAGCGCCTAGCGTAGACACTTCACAGTTAGCAAAATTAGACTATTCTGAAGCAGAGATTGAGGAAGATATAAAAGAAATAATTGATCCAGCAGCAAATGTTGATTACAAAAGATTGGCAAAAGCACTTGCTATTGGATTCAACACTTTGCGCCTCAATCCAGATCAGCAGCTGGCGCAATTTTTAGGAAAATCTATTGAGCAAGATAGGCAGTTAAAAATAGCATCTAGAACTGCTGATCAAATTGAAAAAATGGGAACGCCGCAAGCAAAAATTTTAGCAAATGCAGTAAGAAATCAATCTATAACAGCAAAAGATGCATTTACTGCTATTTATAAAAACAAATCTTTGCCTCAAGAATTGTTAAGCATGATGGAAAGTGATCCAAGTTCATTTGAAAAAATTGCGCCATTTCTATCTGGTCAAGGATTTGGAACGATGCAATCTAGCATTTTAAGTAATGCGCTAAAACTTGTTGATGACAGTAGGACGACAGCTCAAAGCTCTGCTGATGTGTTTAGAGGCGTCGAGAGAATTCAATCTGTAATTGCTGAGTTTGCTGGTGAAACTGGGCCTTGGGCTGAAACAAAGAAAAACATATTACAGACTTTAGCAGGTTATGGACTTAATTTTAACGAAAACTATTTAGCTGACGCACAAAGTTTAGATTCTGCTAGTAATGCGTTGGTGGCAGCTCAATTAAGATTGAATAAAGGCCCACAAACAGATTTTGATGCATTGTTTACTCAAAGTTTTATTCCAAGTTTAAAAAATACTACTGCGGCTAATGAAAAAATGATTAGCTATATGAAGTCTAATAGTTTAGTCGATATGCTAATTGATCAGGCAGTTCAGTCTGTTGAAATGTTGCCAAACAATCCTTCAGCATATCAAAAGTCTGTTAAGGATATTTTAACTTTAAGATCTAACAAAGACATTGGAGTCATTATTAAAGTTAAGGACGCAGATCCAAAAACAGGACAAGATGCAATGTTTAAAACTTTTGAGGAATTTGTAAACGATTATAAAAGCGTTGAGCCGCAAGCAAGTCCATTAGAAATATTAAATTCATGGAAAGACATAACTCAAAAAGCAAGAAGATCTTTAAAAACAAAGGCTCTATAAATGGCTAAATTTGATTCAGATGCATGGTTAGAAGAATCTATGCAAGAGGCAGGCAGTTTGCAAACCATTGTTGAACCTGTAGATGTAGATGTACAAAATCAGCAAAATGGATTTGATTCTGACGCATGGCTTAAACAATCTCAGTCTGGATTAAAAAGTAAAAGGCAAGAGCCATTTTTGCAACAGGGATTTGTCGTAGTTGATCCAAACACAAACTATCCTGACAACGGCAGGATTATGTGGAACAAAGATAAAGACGAATTAATTTTTGTTTCAGACACATATCAAACTTCAGATAGAGACGAAATTGAACGCATTAGAAGTCAAGGTGATGCGGCAAATCCCCAAGAAATGAATAGATTGTCTCAGCAATTAAAAGGAAGAGAAGGCGAGGCTTTTGCGTTAACTGCGGCAGAAAGTTTGCCATATATTGGCGGTGTTATTCCTAGTATATATGATGCTTTTACCGGAAGAGGATTTAAGGCTCCAGAGATGCAACAAGCATTTGAGTCTTTAGGATTTGATCAAAGCTCAAATAAGCCAATATCATCTGAATTGATTTCTCAATTTGAAACAGAAAATCCAATGGCTAGTTTTGGTGCAAAAGGCTTAGGGCTTTTAGCTCCAGCTGGGGCCGCTTTAGGATTATCAAAATTTGCTCCAAACAAAGTCCCAAGTTATTTAAGCGGAAGAACTCAAAGAGAAATGCAAGGTGGGCCAGCTTTCTCTACAGCAAAAAATGTCGCCTATCAAACTGGATCTGGTGCAGCAGAAGCTGGAGGAGAGGCTTCAATATATGCGTTTGGGAAAGCGCTGTCAGAAGGGCAGTCTTTAGAGCAAGCTAGAAAAGAAGCATTAGGGGCAGGAGTTGTTGGAGCTAGTTTTGGTGGGCCTCTAAGCGGTGGATTAAGTTTGGTTGGCGAGGCTTTTAATAAATTTGTAAACAGATCTTCAAAAACTTCTATTGCTGATCAAATATCAAAACAGTTTGGCTATTCTCCAGAAACTTCGTCATTAATTGAAGCATCAATAGCTGATGGTTTAGACATTCCTCAAACAATAGAAAGATTAAAACGCGCTGGGGAAGGTGGTGTTCTTGCAGATGCTGATCCGGCAATTGCTTTCTTATTAGATGCCGCCTCAAGTGCAACTGCTAAATCAAGAGCAAGAGCAACAGAAACTTTGCAAGAAAGAGCTGATCAAGCATCAAAAAGAATAGATCCATTATTTGATCGTACATTTGGCGAGGGCATAAGCCCTCAGTTTGAACCAATTGAACAAATAATGAAAAGAACTCGAACTCAGCGTAGAAACGCTTATAGTAAAGCATACGCTCAAAAAATTGATTACGAATCTGATGCTGGAAAAGAAATAATTTCTATTTTAGAGGATTTACAAAAAGTAGATCCTAATTTTGTAAGTTCAGTTCAGGGAAGAATGGATTTCCTTGGCGCTTTTGATGCTGACAATATTAAGGCACCAATGTTTCAAGATGTTGCAATAGTTGGTAAAGATGGACAAATAAAATACGATAGAGCGCCAAGTGTAAAGGCATTAGATTTAATTAAAAGAAAAATTAATGATATGGCATACACGCCAAACGTTGATGCTTCTGAAAGAGGCGCCTTAGTTGAATTATCAAGGCGATTAAGAACGGCGTTGGGAAATGCTGCATCTGATTACAACGTCGCTACAAAAATTGGCGGTGATGCTATTGCAAACAGAAATGCATACGAAATTGGATCTCAACTAAACAGACGGCCTTCATACGAGGTATACGGAGCCGCAACTGAATCTAAAGAATCAAGACAAAGTTTACAAGAAGGCGTCAGATCTTATTTAAATAAAATTATTAATAGTGCAAAGCGCCCTGTTACAAGCACAGATTCAAGCGAAATAGCAGAAACTTTAAAAGCGTTAAGAGAGACATCGTCTGGAGATTTTAGGCAGAAAATAAAAATGATTATGCCAAAAAAAGAAGCAGATAAATTTTTTAAAGAATTAGACGAAATTAAAGTTAGATTTGAAACTAAAGGTATAGTTGGTACTGGATCTGCAACAGCGATGAGGCAACAAAACATAAGATATATTGACGATATCACAAATCCAACGCTTAGAGATGCCGCATCAGCAACTCTTACAGACGGATTTAGCGCTGGAATTGGCAAGTTAAAAGCTGCTTTAAGCACTGGAGACGCAAAAACTAGAGAGTTAATTGCGGACGAAATGATTAATTTTTTAACTTCAGTAAAAGTTGGCAGGCGAACTCCAGAAAAAGCATTGGATATGCTTAGAAAAATGAAAGAGGGAAGAAGAGATGCAAAAGATATTGCTTTTGTTACATCTACATATTTAAGAAATTTAGTGGCTTTGCCTTTTGCTAGAAGTTACGCCAGAGAAACCGATATTAGGAAATAAATATGAAGCCAGAACGCATGGATGAGGATAGAGTTGAGAGCATCGTACAGCAGGCCGTACAAGATGCAGTTGACTTTATTGAGAGCGAAATTGCTGACGACAGGATCAAAGCGCAAAGATATTTTGATGGCGAAGTAGATATTGGCGAAGAAGATGGTCGATCTAAAGTAGTCGCAACAAAAGTACGCGACACAATACGATCAATTAAGCCAAGTCTATTGCGCGTGTTTTTATCAACTGATCGTGCCGTTGAGTACATTCCATCGAACCAAGATGATGTTGCCGTTGCTCAACAGGCGACACAGTATATGCACTGGGCATTTAACGAGCTTAATGGTTACAACTTACTGAACGATGCGTTTCACGACGCGATGGTTAAGAAGGCTGGCGTCCTAAAAGTTTACTGGGACAAATACACAGAGGCTGAAACTTACTCTTTTACAAACTTAACCGATGAAGAGTTTTCAGCCATAGTTAATGAGGATAATGTCGATGTTATTGAGCATAGCCAAGAAATGTCTATCTCCATTGATCAAATGGGGATGGAAATCGAAGTTCCTGAGCATAGTGTCACGATTAGTCGAAAAACTGACAAAGGGATGCTACAAGTAAAATCTGTTCCGCCAGAGGAGTTTATGGTGGATCGCAACGCCAAGTCTATTGATGACTTTTACGTTGTAGCGCACCGTACCGAGATGCGTGTATCTGATCTCGTTAACATGGGATTTGATTTTGAGAAAGTATCTAATCTTACTGGCATCGGATCTAGCGATACATATTCCGAGATAGAGGATTTTGAGCGTCGCGGATATCAGCAGGAAGAGGAAGAGTCGACCGAAGATTTATCAATGAAGTTGGTCGCGGTGACCGAGGCGTACATGAAGATGGACATCGAGGGAACTGGCGTCGCACAGCTATACAAGTTTATGCTTGGCGGCAATGACTACCAGCTCCTAGATTACGAGCCATACAGCGAAGTCCCGTTTGCCATATTTGAGGTCGATCCTGAGCCACACGCATTCTTTGGGCGTTCTATATCCGATCTTATCAATGATGATCAAGATGCCGCTACAGCGATGCTCAGAGGCGTCCTAGACAACGTTGCGCTGACAAACAATCCTCGTATGGGCATTGTGGACAATCAGGTCAACGTTGACGACGTTCTAAACAACGAGATTGGCGGCATTATTAGGATGAAGAATCCACAAGCGATTGTGCCTATCTCAGTGCCGTTTGTAGCCGCTCAGACGCTCGCAGCCATTCAGTATATGGATGACGCCATTGAAACCAAGACAGGCGTTTCTCGTGCCTCTATGGGCCTTGATCCAGACGCTTTACAGAATACTACCGCTACTGCGGCAAACATCACAAAACAGGCTGGTGCGGCTCAGATTGAGGTTATGTCACGAAATCTGGCTGAGGGCGGTATGAAGCGCCTATTTAAGCTCATGCTAAAGCTCTTTATCGAGAACACTGACGAAGAGAAAATGATGCGCATGAACAGCCAGTTTGTGCCAATTGATCCTAGATCATGGAACTCGAGCATGGACGTTATGTGCAACATTGGGCTTGGCACTGGCAAGGAAGATGAGAAAGTTGCCATCCTACAGCAGACGTTACAGATGCAAATGCAAATCTGGCAGACTTACGGCCCCGGCAACGGCCTCGTATCAATGACGCTTATTCGCAACACGATGGCGGATATTATGGCGCTTGCTGGCGTTAGAAACAGCGATAGATACTTGATGCCAATGGATGCTCAGACCGAGCAACAGTTGCTCATGATGAAACAGCAGCAAATGGCTGGACAGCCTAAGCCGCTCGATCCCGGTCAGGCTCTCGTACAAGCCGAGCAACTTAAGGCGCAAACCAAAGCGCAATCTGACATGGTTAAGATGCAGGTCGATGCACAGAAAGCCATCGCTCAAGATGACCGAGAGCGTGACAAGATGGATCAAGATCTATTGGTTAAGGCCGCTGAAATACTTGGCAAGTACGGCACATCGATTGATGTTGAAAACATTAAACAATCACAGAAAGAACCAAGATATCCAGATGAGCGTCCATCGGAGGCAGTATCTGGCGGTAGATTTTAATGTCAAGAGTTAAAGAGAAAGCATCAAGATTAAAACGGCTTAAGGATGACTCCACATTTAAGGAAGTCCTTGAAGCCGTAAAAATGCTACAGGTTAGCATTTTCACAGATCCGAACTCGACCACCGAGGATCGCGATAACGCGCACGATATCATCCGTGCATTATCAACTATCGATGATTACATCAACACCGCCTTGGCGGATGAGAAGATTTTCGATAAAAAAAACTAGGAGATAAGTACCGTGTCAGACACGACTGAGACTCAAGAAGCACCAGCATTCGACGGAAGTATCGAACAGGCAGTTGGTTTAATTACTATGCCTGAAGAATCCGAACAGGTCGAGCAAGAAGAAATTACAGAATCTGAGGATGTATCTCCAGAGATGGAAGCATCGGAATCAGAGGACGTTGATGACGCCGAGGTCAACGACGGCGAGGAAGAAGAAGAAGTTGAAATGTCGGACGATGACGAAGAGGCAGACGAACCAGCCGATCCAGAAGAGCCTGCGCCAACGTTCTACACTGTCAAAGTTGACGGTGAAGAACAGCAGGTATCCTTAGAGGATCTCAAGCAAGGTTATTCAGGCCAAAAGTACGTCCAAAAAGGAATGCAGGAAGCGGCAGCTAGTAAAAAGCAGGCCGAGGAAGTTTACTCTGCACTCTTAGCCGAACGGCAACAGTTGGTCAATATCTATCAACAAATGCAACAGGGGCAATTCTTGCAACAGCCGACTCCACCATCTGACGATCTTGTCTCGACTGATCCAATTGGATACATCGAGGAAAAGGCCAGATACGACAAGGCGTTGAGCGAATACAATCAGCAACAAGGCAAGATGGGCGAGGTCATGAAACAGACTGAGCAAGCCCGTGAAGCTGCTGTACAAACGTATTTGCAACAGGAAATGCAATCGTTAGCACAAGTTATTCCTGAGTTTGGAGATGCTCAAAAGGCGCCTAAGCTGAAGGAAAAGTTGGTGAACTCTGGTCAGAATTTCTACGGCTACACGCCGGAGGAGATCGGGGGCATCATGGATCATCGAGCCATACGGGTTTTAAACGACGCTATCAAGTACCGCGAGATAGTCGCTGGCAAGTCGAAGGCCGAGCAAAAAGCTAAAGGCGCGAAACCAGTTATCAAGCCGGGATCGAAGAAGAACGTTAATCCGAGTCGGACGGCAATGGAACGGCAAAAAGCCAAGTTCAAAAAGTCTGGTCGCATCGAAGATGTGATCGGTTTAATTGTTAATGAATAACTTAAAAGGTAAATACAATGGCACAACCAAGTAACACTTTTGACAGCTATGATGCTGTCGGTATCAGAGAGGATCTTTCAGATATAATCTATGACGTTTCGCCTTTTTTTGGGGCCAATCTGAAGTAATTCAGAATTGATAATTGCGTGAATTGCTGGAACGCTAAGTTGAAAAATAAGCCAATCAGCAGCCAAGCGTCACAGGGATGTGATGAAGGTTCAGAGACTAGGACATGGAGGCTAGAACAGCCAGTAAAGTCCCACGAGTGCGCAACATCCTACGGGATGAAGATATAGTCCGATACTCTTCAGAAACGAAGAGAGCCAAAGATAAAGAACTTTGGTGTAACAATTGGAAGAAACACCGTTTTACACTAAGTGTAAAAAAGTAAAGGCAACTAACGCTCTACATGAGTGGCAGACAGATGCGCTTCGTGCGGCAGCTGCTAACGCTCACGTTGAGGGCGATGAAATCACTGCCAATGCTCGTACAGCAACATCAAGACTAGGTAACTACAGCCAGATCTTTGTTGACGCTGTATCAATCCCAGATACAGACTCTGGCCTTAAAAAAGCTGGTCGCGCATCTGAGATTGCATACCAAATGCTCAAGACTGCTAAAGAGCAAAAAAGGGATATTGAGCTGGCGCTGTTCGCGTCAAATAGTCGCGTGGCGGGAAATGCAACAACTGCTCGTGAACTTGCAGGTATGCCAGCATGGTTGACTACCAACACTGACTTTGTTACTGGCGGCACTACTGATGGTGTAGATCCTACTGGTGACGGAACTGACACTCGTACAGATGCAGTTGGCTCGTTAACAGCGTTCAGCCAAACCAAGTTTGACGGTGTCATGCAGTCAATCTGGGAGGAAGGCGGAAATCCTGATACTGTGTACCTATCAGCATTCCAGATGAATAAGGCTCTTGCCTTTACTGGTATGAACAACCAGCGAGCAACTATCGGCGCATCTGTCGGTGGTACAAACGCTGTTGTTAACGCAGTTGACGTTTACGTTACTCCTTGGGGAACTGTAAACTTCATGCCTTCGCGTCATAACCGAAGCCGTGATGTGTTCATCTGTCAGGATGATATGTGGAGTGTTGCTGTTCTTAGAAATACTAAGAACATGGAGCTTGCTAAAACAGGCGACAGCACACGTCGAGCAATCGTTACTGAGCTAACTCTTGTTTCTAACAACGAGAAAGCATCAGGCGGTATCTTTGACAACACAACATCTTAATTGGTGTATGGGAGGGGCTAACGCCTCTCCCTTTTTTTATTGGAGGTTTGCTTGAAAGTTAAAGAGATAGTGCATCACGATGATGGTGGGGACACACTTACCGTTGAAAGCGTATACGATAACGAGCCAACAATTAAACAGGTTAAAGACCTAAAAGATGCTGGATTCGATCAACAAAAAGGCGATAATAGACTTGTAGGCAGAATTCCAATGCACATTATGACGCAATGGTTAAAAGAAGCTGGCGTTAAGTGGGATGATCACAAGGCGGCGCAGGAAGTGATAAAGAGAAAGATATTATCTGGTGACTTCAACAAGTTCAGAGTCTGGGAAGGAACGTTCTAGCATGGATCAATCTACCATCAATTTTATCCTTGGTGGCGCAAGCGCATTGTTAGGAGCTTTGGCGCATATTATATGGGCGGCAATCCGCGACTTGCAAAAGTTGCAAAGCCGGACTGAGCGTCGAGTTGGCGAGATCGAGGTTTTAGTTGCTGGTGATTATTTAAGAAAAAAAGAATTTGAAAAGTTTGTCGACCGAGTTTTTATTAAGTTAGATTCTATTGATGAAAAGCTGGATGGGAAGGCAGATAAGTGACGCAAACTTTAGTAGAGCTGTGGCCTATCATCTCGGCCTTAGCAATATTAGCTGGAGGTCTTATCAGCTTTCGCAGCGAAGTTTTGTTGCGTCTTAAATTTTTAGAAGAAAAGATTAAAACTGTTTTTGATCTTTTAAACAAAAACAAATGAAAGATTTTGACATAGCAAAGGCGCTGGCTAGTTTAGTTCCAGTTTTGTTGGCAGCTATGTGGTGGGTCATTTCTAGCATTGGCGAAATACAAACTGACATCCAATTGATTCGCGCAAATCAAATGCAACTAATTAGTCCTAATGGTGAGATTGTTCCATCGCCGGGGAATGCATTTGCGCGTCAAGAGTTAAAAGAAGAGATGCTAGAACACATCCATGATCTTAAAGTTCGCGTGAAATTGTTAGAAAGGATATCGCCAGATGGTTAAGAAAGTACACCAGAATCCCAAAGGCGGACTTAATGAAAAAGGCCGTAAACACTTTGAAGCAAAAGACGGTGGCAATCTAAAACCGCCAGTTAAGTCTGGAACCAATCCTCGACGAGTTTCATTTGCTGCTCGATTTTCTGGAATGAAAGGGCCAATGAAAGACTCTAAAGGAAGTCCAACTCGAAAGGCTTTAGCGCTCAAGGCTTGGGGCTTTGGCAGCGTAGAAGCCGCAAGAAACTTTGCTAATCGACATAAAAAGAAAGGATAGTCATGGCAAAACGTGGGCTATATGCCAATATAAAAGCCAAGAAAGACAGGATCGCAGCTGGCTCTGGTGAAAAGATGAGAAAGCCTGGAGATAAAGGCGCTCCTACTGCAAAGCAATTTAAGCAGGCAGCTAAGACTAGCAAAGCTGCTTTAGCTAAAAAAAGAAAACGTGCAAAATCCAGAAAAGCGTAGGATTTCAAGAAGAAAGTCTAACTACAAAGTCAGGTATGGAATCACATACGAAGAATATGTTGATATGTCTTACGCCAGAGGCAATCTATGCGATATATGCAAAGTCAATGCCCTAGATACTCCACGAGGAAAATTATCAGTTGACCACTGCCACAAAAATGGCAGAGTAAAAGGTCTGGTATGTCATAACTGCAATGTTGGGCTTGGACACTTAAGAGAAAGCCCAAAGATTTTATTGGTTAGTTTTTTTTATTTAATTAAGTTTAGGATCAAATCAAGATGCTTGGACTTGGTACAGAAGTTATACTCGCAATTGGTGGCAATCTCGTGGGCGTTTTCAGCGGCCTACTGGCGAATGCGCAAAAGGCAAAAGCAGACCAACAAAAGCTGATGATGGAACGGCTCGCCTTTGATGTTGAGCATATGAAGGCCAGAGCAGAAATTGCCGACAAAGAATTCAAAGTAAGAACACAAGACAGGTTCTCGAGCGCAACTCGACGTATACTTGTATTGTCATTTTTGGCGATGGTTGCATTTATTAGTCTTGCGCCAATGTTTACGCCAATTGATATCGCAGTGCCAGTTGAGAAATCATCTGGTGGAACGTACTTGTTTGGACTAATTGATACAACAAAGCGATGGACGGAATGGGAAATTATTCAAGGCGCAGCAATGTTTCGTTCATCATACGATCAGATCATGTTAATGATCTTCAGCTTCTATGTAGGTTCATCAGCAGTTAAACGTTAAAGGAGATAGTTATGCCAATGGTTGGAAAAAAACACTACAGCTATACCAAAGCTGGTATGAAAAAAGCCGAGGAAGATGCAAAAAAGAAAGGCATGAAAGTTAAAAAGAAAAAAAGAAGTTACGCAAAGAAAAAGTAAAAAAAGAGGGCTTAGGCCCTCTTTGCGCATAACCATTTAAGGAAATGCATATGCTTGAAATTGTTTTTAGTTTTTTAGCATTGTTTAACTGTTATCCGCAAGAAGCAGTAATTACGCCATCAAATGATACGTTTTTCCTAGCAGGAGAAATTGGCGTCGTTTATGTCAGACCAGATATGTACAAAGATCACGTCTTAGTTCATGAGTTGTATCACCATTGTCAATGGGAGTGGGCAGGCAAAAAACCGGCACAAACTTGGCATGAATGGCGAAATCGTGAATCAGAAGCAATACGAGTAGAAACAATTTATTTAGAAAATAGCACATAAAAAAAGCCCCACGCAAAGTGGGGCCAAATGGAGGAGAATCAAAAATGACTAACCAAGCGAGTTATATGTCTCATACACTCGCTCAACGTTATTATAGCCGTATTTCTTAGCTAATGTCATAGCCTCTGAGTCTCGATATGTTTTGCCATCAATAAACGTAAACAGTTGTTCGCCTTTATCCCATTTGTTTAGCGCTACCATGTAGTACGGCCCAAACTTAATATGTTTGATCCGTTTATTAAATTTCCTTAGATTTAGACTAACCACTAAACACCGCCTGAAGGCCTAGGAACACGGCAATTAAAACCAAGACCACAAACAATGCGCCAATTAGCCCAACATTGTTAATGGTGGAAAATAAGAGCGCATTACGATCTGGATCTAACTGTATTAGATCTTTCTCAATATCTCCTGTATAGAACAACTTCTCTAAGCGCATCTTGTTTGTATCATTCGGCAATGAATTGCCTGACTCCCAGTTGGCGACCTGCCTCGAGGTCACGCCAATTATGTCGGCAAGCTGCTCCTGCGTCAGTCCAACTTTAATTCTAAGTCGTTTAATGTTGTCAGCGCTACGCATATTCTTTGTTAAATTTTTATCCGCCATCATCTTTCTCCTCAATAAAGTCCTCAATTTGTAACTTTGCATCTTCAAATCCTGCCGTGACTATAACATTTTGGTTAATGCTTTGTAAATAATTGTGCCAGTCCTTTTGTTCTGGAGATATTCTACCGCCACTAGCTTTCTTCATCTCGATCCACAGCATCCACGCTGGGACGTACAGGTCTGGGACTCCGCGCATGACTCCCTCGGCCTTTAATCGTGCCGCAGTCGCGATATTTCTTTGACCGCCGTTTGGTATTGCGATGATCCTTATCCCTTTGTAGTTTTTCCGAAACCAACTTACAAATTCTCTTTGCTCAACGTGTTCAGATCGACCAGTTCCTTTTGAGGACGCGGTAGTATTTGCCTTCCTTCTTGTAGAGTATCTCATGCGGTGCCTTCCCTTGATTCATGATAGAACAAATTTCATCAAGCGATGACGTCTTAAGTTTCTTGATATCAACTTTAGACTCTGACGCAATTTCAGCCAGTTTCATGGCGGCCTTGGTTCCGGCATAGCCAAAGTGCGTTAATGGAAAATATTCTGATATCACTGGATCACTGAGAATGTTCGAGTAATATTTAACCTTAACCATTTCTTTTCCACTTGCCCGAGATAGATGCTTTGACCAATTCCAAGACTCAACTACGAGATCATTGCCTGCACTGCCCATTATATCGACGTCTGACAGTCGATACTTCTTCTCTTTTGGCTCTGGGAACTCATATCCGCAGTCTGGGCAGACTTTTACAGCTGGCGCGATCAAACTGTCACACTCTGGGCAGGTCTTTACTGGCGCCTCTCCAGTGCCTTTACCGGCCTTGTTTGGCGGCTGCACATTTGTGATCGGCCCGTGCATCTGTACAACGCCAGCAAAATCTAGCACCAAACAGTGATCGGTGTGGCTCTTAATGCGCATACCACGCCCAGCCATCTGCACATACAGCCCAGCAGACATTGTGGGCCTGATCATGGCGATTAAGTCGATGTCTGGATAGTCGAAGCCGGTGGTTAATACATTGGCGTTTGTGAGCGCTCTCAAGCGTCCAGACTTGAAGTCGGCAATCATGCGCTCTCGCTCGATCTTAGGCGTCTCTCCGGTGATGCACTCCGCAGGGATGCCAGAGTCCACCAGCATATCTTTAATGGCGTGAGCGTGGTCTACGCCAGCGCAAAAGAACAACCACGCCTTACGGTCGCCAGCCAATTTAATCACTTCGCGCACGACTTCCGCGTTTGTGTGCGACTTATTTACAGCTGCTTGCAGTTCTTTCTCGATAAACTCGCCGCCTCGACGGTGTACGCCTTTAACGCTCAGTTGCGTTCCTGTCAGTTTAGAGCGTAGCGGCGCAAGGTATTTATCCTCAACCAACGCCTCGATGCTGGTCGGTTCGATCAGGTCATGGAATATGCCCTCGTCATCGGTCAGCATCCCGTGACCGAGTCTGTACGGCGTCGCAGTCAATCCGACAACGCGCAGCGCAGGATTAATAATCTTGAGCGCATCAATTAGTTTACGGTAACTGGTATCCGTGTTATGGGATATCAGGTGTGCCTCATCGACAATCATCAGATCAATATGCCCTATTTCGTGGGCCTTATTTCTGATAGACTGAATCCCAGCAAAGGTGATTTTGCAATGGGATTCTTTACGCCCAATTCCTGCCGAATAGATGCCTAGCGGTGCGTCGGGCCAATGCAAAAGCATCTTTTCAGCATTCTGCTCGATTAATTCCTTGACGTGCGTCGCCATTAGTATACGAGTGTTAGGCCATCTTTTTATCGAGTCCTGACATATCGCTGCTACGACGTGCGACTTTCCACTTCCGGTCGGCAAAACAATGCACGGGTTCCCGTGCCTGTTAAACCGAAACCATTCGTAGAGCTGATCAATCGCTAATTTCTGGTACTTTCTTAGCATCTAATTTGTCCAGTTCATCGGTCACAAGTTTTGCATAGCCCTCTATGTCGAGCCATGAGTCACGCAAGTAATAGTTGCCGGACAAAATCCGCGCCAGTTTGTTGCATATCATGTCGAGACTCTCGTTCATGTATGAAGGCATCGTTTTGTAATTTGGCGACTCTCGAATGGTTCGTTTTAAGAGCTGGCTGGTTTTACTGACATAAGTGTAATGTCCGTATTGCCCGTGACGCTCGGCTAGTGTGCTTTCTATATCTGTCTTAATCATCCTGATATCTTGCCTCCAAAGTTAGATCTTAGGTTTCCAATAAACTCGTCTGAACTCAGACAAGCATCCGTATTGCTAACAAGCTCACTGCTTGCAAAACAATCCTCTCCATTGCCGTTCTTAACGAACTGACCGTTGATCTCGAACGTAACAACGTTGGGATCATCGCTTTCCATCCTCGACCAAGGCACAACGTCCTTGTGCAGTATGTGGTCGTCGCATCCCTTATGCTGAAAGTCCTCGGGGATGTTGTCCGCGTTGTGTCTGTTACACGTCCAAGTTCCGTTGTCTTTCGGCTCCGAGTGGGCGCACGTCCGACAGTTAATTTGTTTTGTTGGTTTGTTTTCGTGGCAAATATGTTTCGCCGGACACATCTTGCAAGCAAACCAAGTTGGATCGCTCGACAATCTTGGCGGCGCTTCCATCGAGGTCGCAATCCATTCTCCCTTGCGCAGTAAACGCTCGGCAAACTCTTTGTCGAACTCAACAATTTCTGTGTACATCTCGTCGTTGTCTTTGCACACGGCGACATACAAAGATTTATGTATTTCTTTTCCAAGCATATACACTTGCATCTGAGCGTAGTGCATAGGCTTGGACTCTTGAACGCCTTTTCTCGACACGGCGTCAAAAGAACGTTTGTTGTGCGTTTTAAACTCTGCTAAAAATTCTTCCGTTTCGTAACCGGGGACGCCGCTCTTAATCACGCCATCAACTGATCCGCTAACGTGTCCGCCAAAATCAACTCGCGCCTGATTGTTGCCAACGTCACGGATATCAATTCCGATTGCTCGCAAGTCACTGACAATGGTGCGTTCCTCATCGTGGCCTCGGCGAAAGAGGCGTCGGATACGACCGGGAAAGTTTTCTTTAAACGTCCATCTGAACAAGTACCAGAGCGCTCTTTCGCACTTATTTCCGAGCAAACTGCCGCCCATGTGTCCACGTTGCGTATCAGTTTTCTCTTGGTGGTATCTGTCAATTAGCTCTACGATTTTGCTCATGCGTTCCCTTAAAAAAAGAGGGCCGAAGCCCTCTGTTTATTTAGCCCAAGGCGCAGTTGCGCCGTTGGATTTTTTAGGCGGCGTTGGCATTGCAGATCCACCGTCCATTGGTTTCCAATCTTTAACATCATTGCTCGCAGGCCACTGTTCAGTTGCAGCTCTAATTGTGACTTTGATTTTAAGATCCATTCCGACCAGCTCATCGCTGTCTTTCGGTAACGAAGTCAAGCCGCCAGCCATTGCGATCTGGCTTAACTGTTTCCTACCAATTCCTTCAGCTGCTGCGCTTTTATTGTTGATAGTAATGTTCCCGAAGATAACTCGACCACTATAGTCACCACCAATAATATCATACCTAACAGCAATATAGCGCCCGTTTCCGGCCTTGGTTACTTTAATCTCAGCGCCCATAATGCGAGCGTCGTACCAGCCGTCAGGCACTGGTGAATACTCTTTTGGTGAATCGTCTTGCACGAGATCCCAATTATCGAATTCTAAATCCATGTTTATTTTCCTTTTTCGTTTGTGATTGCAAATGATGGTCTGCTTGGCGTCGTTGTGATGGCGTCGAGCAGAGGTTTGGTGATGCTCTCGTCCGCCTGCTTCCAGCTCTTTATGTCAAGCTCTGGTTTCCAGCGGAACAAAGTGCTTAGGTGATCCGACAGGCCATGCTCGTTTGCCAGATCTTGTAGTTTTCCAGAATCAATCTTGCGATTCAGTCTGGTCGTTATCTTGACCGATAGATCACCATCGATGACACGAGTCGTGCCGTCGATCTGATCATCAATCTTTAACATTTCTTTCATTTCATCTTCCAGCTTACGACGTGTCTCTACGGCTTTGCGCTCAGTTTCTTTGGCCTTAATCCATTCTCGGGACACGCGTTGTAGTCGTACACTTTCCATTACGCACCTCCAATCTTTTTAATTAATTTTCCAAGATGCGGCTCCTCCCACTCCTCCAGATGACCCGACCGATCTTTAGCCTGCCATGCAGAGTCGCCTTTGCATTTCAGCCCGTGCCAGATGTTGCCATCCGAATCTTTCTCAACGCGCAGAGCTAACAGCTCATCGAAAAAGTATGGGAGCTGCTGACCGGTTTTGTTGCCGGGCATACTCGGGGCGTACAAAATCTTGCCCGTTTCATCCGTCATCTTTTCTAGCTTGGCGGTCATGTAAACGTGCATCGGTAGATCTCGGAACGCACGGATCAAGTCCGTCATCTGCTCCTGCATAGCAGAGTACGCCTGCCTTGGATCCTTGGCCTGTTTCTTCTCGTGATTCAAGACGACCTCGGCAATCTCAGAGATTGAATCGAGCGCAACAGATTCGTACTTCGATCCATTGTCAACGAGCCAGAGATACGCATCCCGTAAATCAGACATAGATCCAACTTTGATAAACGGTAGATCTGCGTCCTTGATACTAAGTAATCCGCCCTCGGCAGAGCAGATAATTGGATTTGGTAACGTTTTGATCAGCGTAGTTTTACCTGCGCCAGCCTGCCCGTACACCAACAGTTTTATATATGTCGTCGAAACATCCGACGTGCTTTGCACTTCGATTGCCATATGGCCTCCTCTAATGTTATGGCGGTCTGAAATCAGTTCGCCAGTTAGTTATATTAACAGAGTTTGTCAGGTATAGGTATATATCCGCCAGACTCGATTAATATGCTTTCGTACTCAAAAAACGCCTCATCGCGATGTGACGGGTTGCCCATGTCGAGCAATGGAAAGTGTTCGCCAATATCCTCAACGACCACCGACTCACCGTCACTCTCAACGACAAACACGCCAGAGTCATTGATGACGCAGTCAAGCACAGTCATGCTCGGATCCGCGCCGGACGTAGATATCAGGAATACAATGGTGCTCGATTCGTTGTCCACTGGCGTAAATTTTTTCATGAGTTTCATTTTGTGCGATCCGTTCGTCAAGTTGCAACCACAGTATACATAAAAGCAACAATGCGATTACGCTCCCGACTAACACCAACAATAAGTTGGTAATAACGTGTAGCCATTTTTGAATCATTCTGCATTCTCCCATTTCTCAACCATCACTGGTGTCACGATGTCTACAAAAGTTCTAGCCTCTCGATGCATCTCTCGGGCATAAGAATCAAACGGAGCATCTTCTTGCTCGGCGTGATACTCGGCGTACTCGAGCAAGTCTGGCAACTCGGCGCAATCCCGAGGGATCCACGCCCATTTATCTTTTACTTTTAAAATTTCTGGAATGGCGTGCTCACGATCAGCCGCCATCGCTAAAAATAATAAATTAACTTTGATTACGATTGTTCCGTTCATTTTGGTCTCCTAAGATCGACGCATTTCGCGCACATCCATTTTTTATTTGTTTTGGTTATTCGAAAACGCCCACCATCAAGTGAGCGAAACTTATTGCAATAAGCGCAGTGCCGCTCGCCGGTAAACTCGGCGACGGCCTCACGCATTTTTGTCATCTGCTCATTATGCTTCATGACAACTTGATGCTGAAAATAGCATTGTGTGTTGTGTACTTGCCAAGTGTGTCTGAGTCGACGCCCATGTCAGTGCACAAAGTTT